CATCATCAATAGATTTTTCTGATTGTGAACTACAAAATTTCACAATTATTTGTTGTGTTTCTGGAAGATACTCTTCAATCTTTATTAGTATTTTCATAGTGTAGTTTCTGGGCACATATATTTACTGCTGTCCCAAGGATTTATAACGAATGAATATCGTTCACCTTGAAACTTATTGACCATATGAAATTTTCCTGGTGAAAAGATCACCATCCTATTTGTTTTAGGTATGATCGTGTCAAAAGTTGGATTCTCTTCCATGTGATATTGTTGTGTATCTTTGAAGGTTTTGTAGTCTGAATTTGACTTCACGGTATCGTCATGGGATATGAATAATTCTCCTCCAGTAATATCACCAACAAATGGATAAAAAACAATAGAACATAGTGGAAATGTCATTAGATTATCTTGTTGCTTTCGCCTTTCATCACAATCTATATGCCATCTTGGTGGTTTTGTATTCTTATGTGCCCAAAATTCATATCCATCACATGATGACAAATCATAATAAGAATTGGCAAGATTTATCAGTGAAAGACAAAAGTCACTATAGATGAACTCTGTATCCAAATCAAACCATATTTCTCTTGTTGACTCTTTAAGTGATCCTAAAAGATTTTTCTTACATTTCTCAAATACATTTTCATGAATTACATTATCTAATACAATCATAATTTGTCGAAGTTAAATGAAATAGAAACTCTTCTTTCTTGTGACTGATTTCTAGTTACATAATGATCAAGGTATCCTGGGAACATATAGTAAGAACCTTTTTCTGGTGATATTGAAGACTTGTACATCGAATTATCATATTGATTGAGTCTTGGTACAAATACTAGACTACCAGAACCTTTAGGAACAGAGAGATATAATACTGATGAGACATATGCATTACCATGATTATGAGTGTTCGTACTCATATTATGCTCATGAATGTGACCCCAATATCCAATACATTCAATATCTTGTCCTGTTGCTGATTTGAAATCTTCTTTCATCTCAGCAATAATTTCATCTACAAATTCGTTTTCTGGACAATGAGTATCTTCATTTCTACTACTCAGTATTTCATGAGAAAGTTTTCTATTAGAGTTGTCTAGTACAATTTCTAGAAGAGAATCAATTTCTGTAAAAATTTTACCTTTAATTACATCAACCTGTATAATCGTTTCAAATTCAACATTACGTTCAATCATAAATCATCTTCCGTTGCTTGTAACATACCCCAAGAAGTTGCAATATATTTTTCTCCACCTATTGGTGGATTTCCTCTATGCGTATGAGTGAACCCTGCTGGAAAAATTATAATTCTCCCTTGTTTAGCACTTATTCTTTTATTCATATACAAAAATTCTGTCTCTCCACCATCAAACTCATCATTGAGATATGCCTGCACCACAAATTGTCTAGTGCAGTAAGGTATTCTAGAGTTCTCATAGTGCCAGTTATGGAAACCACCACCAATAGGAATCTTTTTTGCTTTTACATCATATAATAAAAACTTTGCTTCACCGAAGACGGTATATTTGTTTAGATACTCATTTACTGGTTCTTGAATATAAGGTAGAAAATTTGATCCTAACCAAGATCCAGAGGTTGTATGATAATTGTGGGATGCGTTAAATGCTTTATGATCTGTTAAATGCTTCTTCACCCCAGAACTTCTCATTGAATCACATTCTTCAAGTTTATCAATGAAGTTGATTAAACTTTCGCAGTGATTTTCTGGAATTGCATCATCATAAATTTGAATGAAATCTTCCATAATAAAATCAAGTTATATAATCTAGTTATAAGAGATTATGAATATCCTCCTCCATTAGTTCCACCAGCAGTAGTACCTTGATTTAACGATAGATTGTATGAGTTTCCACCAGTAACTAACCAATAACCATGTTTTCCTCCACTACCACCTCCTGATCTCTTTTCACCACTTCCTCTTTCACCACTTTCACCATTTTCTCCACTATTGCCTCCACGTCCACCGCGACCACCTACAGATTCCTCTTCATCACCACCAGCTCCACCGGAACCACCACCATAAGTACTACCATTACTACCTTTCTCACCGTCTGCTTCCCAACTATCTCCCTTTCTTCCACCAGAACCTGCTGGTCTACCGGCACCACCACCGCCTCCACCACCAGACGCTAACTCATCATCATTTTTATCGGTATCGTAGGCACCACCGCCTCCTCCTCCACCGCCGCCACCACCAGCAACGACTCCACCACTAAAAATTCTAATGGTTGCAGGATAGGCGAGACCTATACCACTATTACCATTTTGTCCATCTCCACCTCTTTCATTTTCATTATCAGCACCTTTTCCACCATCACCACCAGCACCTAAAATTTTTCCAGCATCACCAACATCGATACGCAAATCGGTTCCACCATTCCAACTGCCTGTTCTGAAAGCAACTTTTCTTCTGTTATTATCTTTTTCTGATTTTATAGTATCATTTACATGTAATATAACCTTAGTTCCAGAAGAATTTGCAGGTCTAGTCCTAAATCCACCCACACATCTAGTATCTTGAGGTCTGTTATTCCATTTTCTTCTAGCATCAACTCTTGTTCTTTCACTTCTAGAATAATAGTCAACAATAACATTCAAGCGTTTATTGTAAAAGTCGCTGAACTTAATTTCACCTGATTGAGGAATACCATCATCTAATGGCATATTTCCTACAGCAGCAGCGGCTCCTCCATTTTGCTTAGCAACATCATCACTAACACGATAGTCACCAAGACTACGTTTGCCGTTTCTTCCAAACTCAGATTCTATTTCTGAAAATCTTAAAGAAGATCCTGCGTTTTTGATTGCCATATCAGTTATCAGTAGAGGTTATTCCAGGTTGTACCGTTGTATCCTTTGTGAACATTATTGTCTATGTCATAAACAATTTCACCACCAAGAAGTCCAGTAAATGCTGCTATCTGTGCAGCAGTTACTCTTGGAACTCTCATAAATTCTCTATTTGTAATAGGTGTGAAAGCAGTAAATCCAGATCCAACTTGACCAAAATCAACCGCACAAGAATTTGCTGCATTGAATCTATCGGTAGCAAGTCCGATAGATGCACAAACAACAGAAGCTTGTGGTGCATTTATACCTTCAACTGGTGTTCCACTCAAATCAGTTCTAACACCAAGTCTTCCACTACTATCAACAATGAAAGAAGTATTTCCAGTATTAACAGCAAATCTCCTATTTAATCCTGTAGGATCTGTACTGATACCAATTTGACCTGCTGTTATTGTTTGAGTAACTGATGCAGTGTTGAAAGTTGAAATACCAGCAGATCCATTTACATTACCAGTGAGATCACCTGTTACATTACCAGTGACATCTGCGGTAATAGATGGAACACTAATATTACCATCGATTGTTACATCACCATTAAAGTGAGCATTTCCAGTGAATGTGGATATACCCAGAACACTTAACCTATGAACTGGATCTGACAGTCCTATACCTAAGTTCCCTTCATAAGTAAGGACCATCATTACATCACTTCTATCATGCCAATAGATAGATCCTGTGTTTATTCCAACTGATCCTGCTTGTAAATATGTGTTGATATTTCCATCACCATAGTTTATAATATCAAACGAATTTGGAGTGCTATAATCAAATCCAGGATTTCTATTTCCATATCTTAACTGAGCATTAACTCCAAGAGCATTTTCTGAAGATCCAATAGTAACTGTTGTTTCCCCTAAATTGCTTAATAGTTGAACTTTTGCATTTGTAGCATCAGCACCCGCTCTATTGATAAAGAGATCATTACCATTAGTAGTTGTAGTACCACCAATAGCAATACCTCCAGTTTTATAATCTGTTCCAACACCAATAAAGGAACTAACTGTAGCAACACCAACAGTAAGATCAGCAATATCAACATCTGCCGTTGATGTAAGTGATGCTGCTGTTGTTGCAGTTCCTGTTAAGTTACCTGTGACATCACCAGTAATACCACCAATAAAACTAGATGCTGCAACAGCGTTTGCAGTCAAAATACCAACAATAATGTTTGGTGTTCCACTCAAACTTAATGCTGTTGATGCTGTGCCAGTTACATCACCAGTTAAACCTCCTACTACATCTCCATCAAATCTAGTTGCAGTTATTACACCAGTAAAAGTTAAATCTGATGGTAACTTATCATTAGGAATTATTGGAAGTCTTTCTGTGCTAATAGTGCCATAAGCGATTCTATTTGCATCAAGATCTTGAAGTTCGGATCCAATACCAACAAATGTTCCTGATGTGGTAATACCACTAATCAAGACATTACCTACAGAACTTATGCCAACACCCGTTCCAAATCCTGCTAAAGTGGTTTCTGTTACACCACCAATTTGTAAAGTGAATCTTGGATCATCAGTTGCAACACCAACAAATCCTCTGTTGTATATACTTGTAAAACCTAATCCAGCATCAATGTCAACCCATTGTGATGTTGGCATACCAGATAAGAATCTGGCATCACCATAGAAAGTGACAATTCCTGTATTAGAATCGGCAGCAGTAATGATACCGTTCCTTATACTTACTCCGGCACCAACTAACTGTGTTCCAAGATTGATTGTCCCAATTCCAGCAGAATCAAAAACAGTCAATAAGTTTGTGAATGATGAAGTTGCACTGGAAAATCCAGTTGCTTTCACGTTTCCACGAACGTCCAAATTTTCAGTTGGAACCGTAGTACCGATTCCAACCAAACCTACAGCATTTACTACCAGATTATCATCATCAACCTGGACACCATTACGAAAATTAAACTGCTTGTTATAATTCGCCATCTCTTGATGCTTTTTAGTTATTTAGTTTATCTTCAAGAGCAGAAACTTTATCGGAGAGTTCCTTAATTGCCTCAATCAGAAGTGGGACAATCTTCTCATATTGAACAGTAATGTACTTATCACTTGCAGGTGCAGGATATACTGCTTCAGGAAGAACTTTTTGAACATCCTGTGCAGAAACACCAACATATGTATGATCAGTATTGAATCCTAGTTTACCTGCTGTCTCATTAAAGTTGAATGTGAAACCATTAAGTGAACAAACCTTATCAAGAGCTCCTATAAGTGTAACCTTATTGGTCTTCAAGCGATCATCAGATGCAAACGCAATAACATCATCGGTAAATCTACCTTCACCTGAAACAGAAAGTCGAGAACCGTTATATGTTATGTTGCCACTTGTTTCAAGTGTTCGATTGTCACCACTGCCATCGACCATGACAATTTGACCAGTTCCATCATTAACTCTTACATTATTTGAAACATCTGCTCTACCTTCAAATCTAGATGCTTTAACCTTATTGCTACTAATTTGAACCGTATTGCCAGCAAAGTTGGCATTATCATCTACAGTAAGATTATCATTTACAGTCAGATCATTACCAACAGTTACGTTATTGTCGAAAGTAGCATCTCCATTAACACCAAGAGTACCACCAACAACCAAGTTATCATCAACGGTTACTGTTCCACTAGCAGAATCAAGAGTCAATCCACCAGTAGCAGTATCAATCTCACCATCACCACTTACACCTATTCTTACTTCATTAATGTGTGCTTCAGAGAATGGTAATGCTGCTGTTCCAAGATATGCTCCCTCATCAGTATCAGGGCGAATACCTGTATCAATTTTTACTTCACCATTGAATGTAGAGATACCAACAACTCTTAGATTATCCTTAACGTCAAGTTCTTCACCAACAATTAAGTTTCTACCGATTGCAACACCACCAGCAACTCTGAGTGCTGCGTTCTTATCAGTTTCATCTTCAGCACGATTTGAGTTTGTGAAGTCAACCTTACCAACAACTCTCAGATTATTATTCAGAATGAGTTGTCTGTTCATTCTAACATCACCGTTGAAGGTTACAGGACCATCAAACTGTGAAAGGATCTGACCAGATGTGCCACCCTCAACCAGGATTCTTTCCTTAACAATAACTTCGTCAAATACAACAGAGAGTCTGTTAGGATCTTCGCCAGTTACAGTTGGTGTTGGAACATCAAATGTAGTTTGCTCACCAGATTGTGCAGAATACTTGGTGTTTCCAATGTAGAAGTCACCATCACTGTCCATACCAGTGTAGAGAACAGTTCCACAAGAAGTTTCTTGTGCCTGTACTAAGAACTCTTCAGTTTCAGAGAGAGTTCTTACCTGAACCTGTGGTAAACCAGTTGAGTAGTTACCAGGTCCATAACCAAGATATTCAAAGGTATGACCAGAAGCACGAAGAATAGATGGTCTATGAAGTGCAATAGGATCAAGCTTGATCTTCTTGATAAGAGTTCCAACCTTATGAGATTCAATTACGGTTCCCATAGAACCACGAATCACTGACATAAGATTGTTTCCTGCTCCACTCAGAGAGGAACTCTTAACACGCATAATCTCGTTTCCTACCTGAATATAACATCCAAGTGGGAATCTTGCTGGAATCAAGGAGTCTGCAAGATTTGTAGGAAGTTGAACTTTTAACTCATCTTCGGTAGTGACATCTGCTCCATTTGCATTGCCCTCTAGAAGGAGAACTTCATTGTCATAGATTGCAGAACCTCTTACACCAAGATTTTCACTTGCACTATTTGCACTAGCGTTTTGTGCATCTAAGATATGCTTGAGAACATACTTAGGTGCTGTAATTGCAGTCTTAGTTTGAACGGTGAAAGTTGTTGGAGTAGGTACAGAGTTAATAACAAACTCACCAAGATTGGCATCACTTGCATTTCTTATAGTAACTCTATTACCTGCAAGTAAACCGTGACCCTGTGTGGTGGTAATCGTTGTTGTGATTACATTTGTGGTTGTATTAGTGCTGGTTGTTGGTGTACCAGTTACTGTTGCAACACGACCTGCGTTGATAATATATTGTCCTACATTGATTCTAGGATCAGAGTTAGTTTTGATAACACCAATCTGTTTTGTTCCAGGAACTGATGTAATTCTGCAATAAACATCTTGTGCTGTTCCAATACCAGTAACCTGAACATAGTTGTCAGTTGCTGTTGAAATACCAGAGGCAACAATGTCAATGTGTGCTTGATTAGTACCACCAATCGTAGCACTATCAAAGAACAAGGTTTCGCCAGCAGAATATCCAGATCCACCCTCAGTGATCGTAGCCGCAGTAACAGCACCACCACTAACAGTACATTCAGCAGTTGCACCATCCCAAGCAAAGGAACTATTGTTAAGTAGTTTTACGTTGGAATATGTACCATCAGCATGACCTGATCCACCATCTAAAGTATCATATGAACGAACACCATTCAGTTGGTGCTCAGTATCAAATGTAAGTGTTGCAGTTGTTCCACTATCAATAGAATTAGTAACCTTTAGACCATGTGCAAATGTTTCAAAATATCCATCAACAGTTTCTCTTGTAAGACTTCTCTTCAGATCGTTAGTAACAACCTGACCAATAGGTGCTCTCTTTGCAAAAGATACTGCCGCATCTGGGTTATCTTCATGATTGTCTCTATCCAACTGTGGATAAAGATTAGTAACACTCTGACTGAACTTATCAACAGTGAACTCTTGTGGTAAAGAGTTGCCAGCATTCATAACATAGAGATAGAAGACACCATCTTGAACATTAAAGATGTATGGTCTAATTGTCTCTACACGATAAACGTAGTAGTTTCTCTGAACATCTGCTCTTCTAAATCTTGGCAGAGTTTTATCTCTTGTATGAACAAGGTTGGTAATATCTCCAGGAGCGTGTTCCGTTCCAAAAATATCTTTATCGGAAGTTTTAAACTCCTTATCATTATCAACACTTTCAACCTTAAAAGTTCCGTTAAAACCTAATGTTGGTTTTGCGGTTGTATTAGTGGTGCTCTGAACATCACTGATGATAACCGTATCACCAACTTTAAGTTCGTGTGGTTTGTCAGATCTGATAGAGATCAGATTAGTTGCATTGCTATGAGTACAGGTTGAAATAAATCTGCTATTACGATCAAAGTCATAATCCTGCTCAGTAATTGTAGTTGCAGTAAAATCAGTTACTTCTCTTACGTTAGTAACTGCGGAATCTTGAAGAACAAATCCAGGTACGGGATCTCTTGTGTTAACCAGTTCTTTGGGTACAACATAACGTAACTTATAGATCTTATCATCAAGACTTCTATTATCTTCTTTTCTCTTAAGATAAGAAATTTCAGTCTCAGGTGTGCTAAGAGTTCTGATATGTTGATATAAGGTGCTGTTTGAATTTGTGTGAATAAACCACTGTCCCTCATTTGGATCCCACTGTACTGGATGACCCAATTCACCTGCTTTCTTATC